AACAGGGTGGAGATCACACGGGGCTTGGAGACTTTGAGGATTGGGATACTTATATCCCCGGTGAAGGTCAGATGCCGGTGGGGTTTCTGCCGATGTGGGGGGAGGACGATGCAACCGTAGGTGACTGGTTGGATAAGTGGGTTAAAAGATATAACGATAATAACAAACGAGATATACCATATAGCGACGATGTTATGGATCGTGATTATCTTTGGGATCCCACTGATGGGTTGTACGCTCAGGGGTGGTGGACCGAGAAGACTACCGATTTCACAAATATGATAGATATGTGGTATACGCATGGAGGGCCGGGTGCTGGTTTGACTGGGACTCCTCCGCCCGAATTGGTGCCCGAGGAGGATGTTGATGAGGACGGTTGGAATCTAACCTTTCCATCACATAATCTGCGTGGTGAGGGTGATTGGAAGTATATTTGGGATGGATCAATCGATGTCATTAGGGCGACCATTGAGGATTTGGGAATAGATCCTGATATTCTGGGTAATAGTTTTGTTAATGAAATGGCTCTTGATCTGATGGCAAGGGGAGGAGCCACCGCTCGTCTTTCTCCGCAGAGTCGTCCAAATTGGGATAATGAAGCGGTGCAACTAATTGAGAGTAGAGTAATTAGTCAATGGTTTGATGAAGATGGCAACTTTATGCCCGATGAAACTTATGGGGCTGGTACTGTTAAGGATGTTGAGGATGAGTTGCGTGCATTTGCTCGTAGTCAGATGCTTTATGATATTGACGATGACGAGTTCAGAGAATGGGCGTTGGCTATTAAGAGCGAACGGGGGTTGAGTCAAAGTCAGGTAGAGGCAGAGATTGCTGATCGGGCATATGGCTTTTGGGGACTTGATTCAGCCACGAAACATCAGATGCTTGATTCGGGTTTGACAATTGGGAACAAGATCAGTCCATTGTATGCTGCTGCGACGGACGTATGGGGCGATACGACGGTAACACCCAATGATTCTTGGCTGATGGATAATTATCAGGTAACGGGTGATGATGGGGTTACGAGGTTCAGGTCGGGACCTGAGATGAGGCGTGCTGCGCGTGGCAATCTTGAACGGTTCCAGTATTCGGATGACTATCAGGATCCGTTGAATAGGTTTATTACGGGTGCGACTCGGATGTTTAGGAGTGATTACTGATGCCTTATTATGAGGATTGGTCGCCAGAACATATAGCACAGTTGGAGGCAGCCGGGGCACAGTTTACTGGCGATCCGGGTGATGAGGGGCGTGTGCCTCTCTCTGGTTTGAACGTCGCAATGCAAACAGTAGATCCGGAGGCTGGGTTTACTGAAACGGGTACCGGATCTTATCTGGCTACTGTTAACCCGAGATACCAAGCCCAATCGGAAGCAGTTGAATCAGAGGAGTACCAGCGTTTCGTAGAATATCTTGAACTCAGATACCCCGAAGCACTTGCTACGCATGGGGCATTAGAACTGTGGAATCAGAACCAGCGTGGACTTGTTAGTGGAACGCCCCTATTCGCAGATCAACAAGGTTTAATCGCCGGTGGTACTGGTGGGTTTGATGAAGGCAGTGGTGGTGGTGGTGATACCGCAAGCATCCGAGCAGAAATGCAAGACGCATTCTATATGGCGCTAAGACTTTCAGGCATACCAAAGGCTGATATTGATTCTTTGTGGGCGTGGGCTGAAGGCGAACTGGTTAACGATCCGTCGTTTACGGCAGAACGTGCGCTGATCGGCATGTATGACAGTGACGCATTTAAGAAACGGTTCCCGGCTATTCGCGCATTAAATGATTTGGTGGAAGCAGGTGGGACTCAACGTAGCGTCCCGACTCCCGGCGAATATATAGCCTTTGAGAAGGATGTTATGAATGAACTCAGCCGGTTCGGTGTTGAGATTAGCGAGGCAGTGCAAGATTCGGGACAAGGGTTCGATGATCTAATTGAAAGCCTGTATATGAATAGTGTGGGCTTTACAGAGGTTACGGAACGTCTGACGACAGCGGAAAAAGCAATGCATAATATGCCTCCCGAGGTAAGGGATGCGCTTATTGAGTGGTTTGGTTCGGATTGGGCTAGTTCTATATCGATGAAAACTTTCCTTGATCCGAAGGATGATTGGAGTAAGGTACAAGACGATATTAGAACCGCTGAGACTGGTGGTTGGGGCCGGATGAGAGCCGGGTTAGATGCGGGTTGGAATAAAGATTTGGCTCGTCAAGTATCTGATCTTGGATTATCGCAGCGGGATCAATGGCTTACGTTTGTTGACTTGAAAGAAGAAGAACTGCTTTACAGTGAGAAGTTGACAGAAGATGAGGATCTTGATTATGGAACCCACGGAGTTCGGGCTGCTTTCGATTTGAAAGCAGACGACGGATTCGCTAGTGGATTAGAATTGTCTGACCTTATAACGAAACGTGAGGAAACACGGAAGGCAGAATTCCGAGGCGGTGGTGGTGCTATGATTACTCAATCAACTACAGGATTTGGAGCGGCTAATGTTTAATCGTGACAATTTAGAGAGGGCTATTGCGACATTTGTGCAGGCGTTTCTTGCTGTGTATGTCGTTGGTAGTGTCGATTCGCTTAAGGCTGCGTCGGTGGCTGGTGCGTCGGCCTTGCTGAGTCTTGCCAAGTCAATTGTTGCCAGCCAGTTTGGTGACGGATCTGCATCAGTAGTGTCGTAATGGAATGGATCGGCTTCGCAGGGCTGATAGCCGCCGCTCTCATAAGCGGCGTCTTTGCGGTAGTCGCATCCAAGTACCGTCGTGAGAACACGGCGCAGCACGCAGCGAATCAGGTTCGCCTTGACGCTATCGGCACTGACATATCTGAGATCAGCAAAGATGTCCGTTCGGTGCGTGAATGGCAGCATCGTCATTTAGAGTGGCACGCCGAGCAGAAAGTATGATATAGTAATAACCACATAGGCCGTCGTGTGCTCTTTCGGGCCGATGAGTGCTTATCCATTGGGATCGCCCACGCCCCCAGTGAGTATTAAGTGGAGACTGACCCGGCTGACGCCCGGTAATGTTGAACAAGTCACCCCGCATAATCCCTCCGATTATGTGCGAACGGTTTAGGAGAGACATCATGGCAACTCAAGAACCCGGAAGCATTAAGGAACTGCGTGATGCAGCCGACCGAGGTCGGAAGGCATCGCAGGAACTTGATGAAGTGAAACGCGAAATGGCGTTTCTCAAAGCCGGTGTAGATACAGAATCCAAGGCAGGCCAGTTATTGTTTAAGGCTTACGATGGGGAACTGGACACAGAATCCATCCAAGTCGAATGGCAGGAACTGGTACCTTCATCGGCACCGCCGGTAGAGGAAGAGGTTGTAGATGCTACTGATACACAGGTAGCGGAGCAGCGTCGGGAACTTGCTGGAGATACTGTGCCACCTGAGAACCAGACAGAAAGCCCATACGATGCAGGTCATCGTGAGTTTAAAGAGATGATGGATGCGGGTCGTCCGAAGGAAGATTCCGCAGCCAGATTTATTCACACGGTACTGGAAGCAGCGGGTGGGACACCTGATCCACGGGTAGTTTCTGGACGGTAATGCCTACATATGTTTATAGGTGTTCTGATTGCTTGGTTCAGTACGAGCGAACACAGTCTGTAACTGAGGATCCTGACGAGGTTTGTCAGGATTGCGAAGGGGTTGTGAAGCGGATACTGCAAGCGCCAGCCTTAACGGCTGCTGCTACTCCAAACAGAAGGAACAAGATTCCACCTGCTAAAGCCAATCCGGCTTGGGAGAGGGGAATCTCAGGCGAGCATAGACGGGACGGATCGTTTGTTCCGTACTTGAAGCCTGACGGTACACATATTGGTGTCAAAGAATTTGCCGATAATCGCACTAAGTACGAGCGGATTTTACGGGAGAAGAAAAACTAATCCACTTAACTTAGGAGCGTGACACGATGACTATCGTCGGTTACTCAGGCAGCGTCACTAGTTATGACCTTGCCGTCGGCGTTAAGATCAACATGGACGAACTCATTTACATGATTTCGCCTGTTGATTCGCCGTTTATTAATGGTATTGGAACTGATGGAAGGCAACTTCTAACCAGTTCTCCTACCGATCAGACAGAATTCAAATGGATGGACGAGGAACTTTTGCTTCCTCGTGCACAAGCCGCAGGTACAGGAGCAGCGGGAGCAGGCGATACGGACATTACAGTCTCGGCAGCCGATTCCTACAAGTTCCAAGTAGGCGATCTTCTCAATGTTGGAGAAGAGGGTGCCACTGTTAATGGTGCGGTCAAACGAATTACTGCTATTAATAACACCACGGGTGTTATTGATGTATCTGATTGGACCAATGGTTCAGCATGGCCCGCAACGACTGCCGCAGACGAAGACACGATTATCTGTCTTGGTACTGCACTGGTTGAGGGTTCTGATCCGGGTACCGCCCGGTCGGCTGACCGGACGATCCGCTCAAACTATACGCAGATCTTTGGACCTACCCCGGTTCATATGACTCGTACAGAGCAGCAGATCACCCGGTATGGCGTGAGCGACGAGTTTGCCAAGCAGTTGTATGGCCGCTCAGTTGAGAACGTCATCACCCGTGAACAGGCTTACCTCTATGGTAAGAAGAACGATGATTCGTCTAACAAGCGCCGGTCAACTGGTGGCTTGATGGACTTCATCACATCCAACACTGATAGCAGCAGCACAACGCTGACTATCGCTGCGTTGGAGTCGTTGATGCAGAAGTGCTACAACGCAGGTGGTATTCCCGATCTTTTGATTGCGAATCCTGCCTCGTTTGCTACTCTCAACGACACCACTAACACCAGCACGGTGCGTCATGTTATCGATGACCCACGCCGTGGTCGGGTACCTGTCATGTCTGTCTTCACCGAGTTCGGTGAGACACAGTGTGTCAGGAATCGTTGGATGCACTCTGAGAGTGCGTTTGTTGTCCAGAAGGATGGCGTCAGCCGTCGGGTTATGCAGCCTCTCGTAGTTGAGCCGCTTGCAAAGACTGGCGACAGCGACAAGGTGCAGATTGTCTGTGAGGAAGGCCTTCAGGTTAAGGGCGAGGCTCACATGGCGAGATTCACTAACCTCACTGGTTACACGGATACTCCGTAGTCCGGCTAGAGTAATGTAGTGTGGGGGTGGGGCCTAGCCCTGCCCCCCCACTACCAACTAGGATTGGCGCATGGCAGCAAAAACGGCTACGATGGCAGATATAGTCCGACGGACTAAGCGTCTTTTAAATAGTAATACTCGCACGGAATTGGATGCGATTCATACAGCGTTGGATTCTGATACGACTTCGACTGTCCGATTGAAGTACCAGACTGAGGGTATCCGGGCAGGTTCTTACATTTCTATTAGTAATAGCACTACTGCTCCTGAAACTATGTATGTTCATTCACGTAACGGTGAGTACATAACAGTGAGTAGGGGTGTCGATGGTAGTCCTGCTACGAATTGGCAGGCTGATTCTGTGATAGAGGTGGAGCCACGGTTCTCAGGGTTCCAGATATTTGAGGCGATTAAGGATGCGATCCTTGCATTGCCTGATAATTTGTATGCGGTGAGTACCACGACTGCTGCGTTCAGCACCACGGAACAGTCGGTTACTTCGTCTGATCTTGCGACTACTGGATTCAATCAGATTCTATCTGCTACTCGCACGGCTCGTTCCAGCGAGGACAGGCTTCTAAATTTCAATGTGAAGGTACAGGAATATGGTGGGGCTTACGAGATTATTAGACAGGAGGGCATAGAGAAAGCGGTAACGGTTTATCTAACTTATGCCCATCCGTTTACTACCTCCACTCTAAGTCTGGATACTGATCTTGTAGGTACTGTTGGAATGACGGTTGAAATGACAGATATTCCAGCACTAGGCGCAGCAGCAGCCCTTCTTCTAGGGGAAGAAAGTCTTCGTCTGGATCTTCACAGTCAGGGCAGCAGTCGGATTGATGTAGCCGTTGCTGCCGGAGATCGTGCAAGGTACTCATTGGTATTACAGGCGCAATATGATCGTCGGGTAAGTCAGGAGGCGCGTCGTTTGATGGCGAAGTATGGGGTGCGGACGGGTGCCGTAGTCTCGTCAACGTTTCCGACGACCATTCGGTAGTCATGCCCCTCCATCAGACTGTTCGTGATGCCCTCCCAGTAAGACTGGGTGACCGTAAATACAATATAGATCTTACACGTTTGGTGCGTGCAACTGTAGATCCTATCCGTCAGGGTTTTGATACGCAGGGTACACCGGGTGAGCAGTCGTTGAATCAGGCTGGTGTGTGGAAGCGTAGTCGTGATGATTGGGAGTTGGGTGCTGGTCAGCGTGAGGCTGATACACCTGAGTCTGGGTTACGCAGGTTCCATGAGTCTACTGGTATCAACCCTTGGGTTAAGAATGAAGTGTCTTTGCTGAAGGATACGGAACTTGCTTGGTCTGATACTTCTACGAATCTGTACATGGCTACGGCTACTAGTGGCGGTACGGATTACGTTTATATGTGCGACGGTCCTAATATGCAGGCTTCTAGCAATTCATTTGGATCTGCAAATCTAATTACAGATCCTTGTGGCGATGACATACTTGGCATAGCAAGTGACGGTACTAATATTTATGTAGTAGGAAACACAACTACTAATGCAAAGATAGTTAAAGTAACTGGTACTTCGTTTACTACTTCTACTGATGGTACTGACCATTGGATGTTAAATAGTGCTGACGGTGTATGGGTAGCCAACGGTTATCTCATAGCCTCTGTAGGCGACAGACTCACCGTTCTGTCCGTTGGTTCAGTAGCCAGTGCGAATGCTGATATTGCTTCTGATTCTTTCAATCAGGTTGATTCATGGACCTCAGTGGTTGGCACACCAGTAGGGATTTATGCTGCTGGCAACCAAGGACAGCAGGGCCGTATCTATTACATCGGTATCAATGATTCAACGTCAGCACTTAACGTGCCTGTTATCGCAGCCGAACTACCAATGGGTGAAACAGTTAATGTTATATCTGAATACGGTGGACTGGTTGTTATCGGTACCAATAAGGGTATCCGGTTGGCGCAGATCACAGGTGAGGGCTACCTGACGTATGGGCCGCGTGTCGATATAACTAATGGTGTGTCATATCTCCTATCCCAAGGAGAGTTTATTTACTTTAATTGGAATGACTATGTGTCTCCCTTTGGTGGCGGCGACCGAAGCGGATTGGGGCGACTAAGCCTGAAAGAATTAACAGGTCCGCTGGTTCCGGCGTATGCAAGTGACCTCATGTATGCCACAGATGAGGATATTCAAGGCATTGTAATAGATGACGGGACCTTATTGTTTAGTGCTAGTGGTGTGGGCGTAATTAAAGAATCAACTAGTTACGAAACAACAGGAAGCATCAACGAGGGCAGGTTCAGGTGGGGTGTTACCGAACTAAAGGCTGCCGTATCGGTAGACCTGAGACATGCCACGCTTGCCGCAAGCGAATCTGTTGCGATCACGCTAACCGACGACACTACAGGTACTACAACGATTACATCTGATACGGATGCTACCTACACTCCCGGCATTAAGTCCGTAAGCGGTGTAGTCGGAGAGTATATAAGCCCCAAGGTTACCTTGGTTGGGCCGGGAACATCCACGCCTACGCTACACAGGTGGACGACACGCGCTATCCCAATGCCATTCGTGGCAGAAGTAATCCAACTACCTATCATCCTTACAGAGCAGACACAGTTCGACAACAGGGATGTGTATCAGGATACTTACAATGACTATGCGTACATACGTTCGCTGTTGGAGGGGCGTGCGTTGGTCACGTTCGAGATGGGCGATGAGTCTAAGACAGTGTATGTGGCTGGGGTCAACTATGAGCAGGGTTCTGTTCAACAGTGGTCTGATAGGGGTTCATGGTTTGAGGGTGTGGTTACTGTGTCGTTGGTGACGGTGCAAGGTGCCTAGGTTCTTTCCTTCTTACGGTCTGATTGATCCTCCTCCTCGGCAACATCAACGTATTGGGCAAGGTGGAACTCTTGAAATTCATGGTGCTGGTGATCCGTTCATACGGATGTTGGCGTTAACAACTGGTTCGGTTATACGTTTCTTCACTGGGCATGACGATGAAGTTGTTAACGGGTACTTACATGGCATTAGTGGTACAGATAGTGGAGATGATTTTGCGAATATTTCTATGCGGCCACCACAATTTTCTAGTGACGACATTCGCCCGTACATAGCGCAAACAACCTATGATACTGGTGAGTCCTTTTCGGCTGTCGGACTACGAGATGAATCCGTGTCTCCCTCCGTAGTAGAGTGCGCTACCTATTGGAAGGAACAAGCAGATAATACGGATTATATAATTCATTACGCAAATACAAACTATTGGTATGACCCTACCGGAGCAACTGCTCAGATGACTTTGGATTCTTCAGGTGATCTATCGGTTGTCGGTGCATTGTCTAAAGGATCAGGATCGTTTGATATTGAACATCCAACCTTGGAGGGCTACCGGTTGCGGCATTCATTTATAGAGGGACCGCAGGCCGATTTGATTTACCGGGGGACTGTTACTCTCGCTGATAGTTCAACAGTAATCGACTTGGATGAAGAGGCTGGCATGACCGACGGCACATGGGAAGCGTTGTGTCGTGACCCGTGGAGTCTCGTATCAACACCCGGCGGCGTGGTTGACTGGTCGTTAGAGAGTAAGTACTTAACGATTACTGGTGACGTTGGGGCTACGTGTTCGTGGATCGTCATGGCCGAACGAACCGATCCGCATATTCATCAATCATCATTGACCGATGATAACGGCAGTATTGTGGTAGAATATATTTCCGAGGAAGTTCCTCCTAAACCTCGGAGATCCTATGATTCCAACAACAAGCAAATGGGTTGACCTAAAACTCCTGCACCCACAGTTCGTGACACGGCTCGAAGCATTCTTTGCCGACGGTCGTATCACAGACAAGGTAAAGGTAGTGAGTGCGTGCAGATCATATGCCGCACAGAAGAAACTGTACGACAAGTACAAGGCAGGCAGAGGCAACCTTGCAGCCAACCCTGATTGGCTCAGACCAGACGGTTACTTCCGTGGGTCGTTTCATCAGGAGCAACCAGACGGATACTGCTACGCCGTGGACCTACGCATCATTGCCAGATCGATAAGTGAACGCACGGTTACTGACATCGCCGCACGGTACGGTATGCAGCCAACGGTGAAGGGCGAATGGTGGCATTTCCAACCACGTAACGCTGCTGGTTGGTTCGATGCTATCGCAGCACCAGCGTTGGAACACAAGGCAGAGCCACCTGTTGATTGGGATCGGATCCTAATGTTGGTGGCTGACATTGGATACCGAATCAATCTGTGTCCTCTGCGGAGGGGCGCACGCAACGGTGACGTTGAGATCGTGCAACGGAAACTCAATGCTTTAGGGTTTGATGCAGGTAGACCTGATGGTGTGTTCGGACGTAAGACTGTGCGTGCTGTTAAAGGATTCCAGCGTGCGACCCTTCTTACTGTCGATGGGGTAGTGGGGCACAACACATGGAAAACGATGCTGTCACCGGAGGTACCCAATGGACTCTAGTCTCATGGAATTTGCGAAGACCCGTGATCGTGGCGGGTGGGCGTGGCACAACACTTTAGATGATGACTTGTTCAATGAGATATGGGATGCGATACATGCCGGTACTGGTATAGGTGAGCAAACGATACTGGCTTGGCTGCGTACTAAAGGTTACGAAAATGTTACAGAGGGCAAGATAAAAGGGTTCCGGTTTGCCGAACGACGATAAGACTCTTAACGAGTTCGCTGAAGAAGGGGCCGTGATCCAAGAGGTTACGGCTTTGTCGCGTCAGTTGGGTAAGGCGCGTACTGAACGTGATGTCTTCAAGGCGCAGGTCAAGGAACTTGAATCGCACTTAGATGAAGCGGAAACTAGAGGCCAACTATTTACACGGCTGGCCGGGCACACCTATAAGCCACCTACATGGTTGACAAAGAAACCTAAACGTGGTGCTGCTGTTGTATGCACCATGTTGTCGGATACTCATTTCGATGAGGTGGTAGATCCAGACGAGATAGGTGGCCGCAACGAATACAATAGAAAGATAGCAGTCAAACGGTTGCAGACGTACTTCCAGAAGGTGCTGCTGTTAACCAATGAATACATTACCGGGTTGGATTATCAGGGCTGCGTGTTGTTTCTTGGTGGCGACATTTTCTCCGGTGACATCCATGAGGAACTTACTGAAACTAACGAGGACACGATGCTTGGGTCAGTTATCTTCTGGACTGAGCAGGTCACGGCAGGTATCAACCTTCTAGCCGAACACTTTGATTATGTGCATGTGCCTTGTGTGGTGGGTAACCACGGTCGTCGGTCGCATAAGCCTCGCCATAAGTTAAGAGTCAGAGATAACTTTGATTGGTTTTTATATAAGACATTGGAGCAACGGTTCATAG